CCCTTGTTATGTGTTATGGCACATAAGCCTGCTGTTGCCGCTGGGCATACTGTGTTTCCATCCCACCCGCTGCCGCCCTCTGACGTAAACTGGTGGAGAAGCGCCAGAGTTCCATCCAGAAAAATTTGGTAAACGGAAAAATTTACTGACTGGCCGGCAATGCTCAGGCGCCACAATAAACTTCCTTCGTTGACCGCCAGCGCGTGGGTAATTCCTGGTAGATAGGAGTAACCAATACTCGACCCGGCGTGATCGAGCACCGTTGTGGGAGTGATCCACACAACTGACAAGTCCTGCCCGTCATACTTTTCAAAATAGACCGTCCCGCCGGAATACCTGTGCACATAGAGGTTCCCGTCAGCGCCGACGCACGCGCCCTGGTATTCCCAATCGGGAGAAAAATAGCCCACAAAATGCTGGTTGCCGCCAACCACCAGGTATCCGGATGTACCTGGGCCGGTGGTATTGTAGTAAACCGCATGCCCACCTGATGTCGTTCCGATATAGAAAGCCTCGCCGACATCGCCAACGCTGCCTGGAGCGATGCCCGGCGCTGTACCGATTGAAAGCAGCGTTCCTTCCAGTGTGACGCTGTAGCTATCCCTCTCCTTGTCAAACCGCATGATTCCGTTTTCGATGCGAGGATTGTATGGCCCGCAAATTGACGCCCCGACCGTCGTGTCCAGATCAGGGAAAAGGCCGCTCTGAATCCTTGTCTTGATTGAAAACTGGTCGGTCCCGGACGCCTCAATAATCTCGACTTTGAACTGCGCGCCCATGAGGCTGTTGCCAAAGTCGGCAAGTTGGAAGTCCTCGAAGACGAGGTATGCGAGGCCCCTGAAGGCTGGCGTATTGGCGACGCCGAGCGCCGCCTGCATGCGGGCGTTCGGTTGCTGTTCCGGGCCACCATTGTAGAAGTGGATCGCTCCGTTACCGGTTCCTTCCGGGTTGAATACCTTGAGCGTGGTGATCATCGAACCAAACGCCGTTTTCCCCCAATCGGTAACATTCGTTGCCTGGATGCCCGGTAGGCTGCTATCGGTAAAGTCCGCGATCAGTTTTCCGGAGCACCAGATTTTGCCGATGCTGTCGACCGGGCCAAGGCAGAGGCCCAAGGCAAAAGTTGCGCTGTAAGAGTACGTCGTAGTCTCTGCACCGCCGCCGCCCTTGCCGCCCTGCTCCTCGGTTTTTTTGGTCTCTTTGAGTTTGTTATTTTCGACCCAAAATATGTTTCCGAAAGTGGCCACCGTGCCTTTGATGACGGGAATCTGTGCGCCGTAAGTTGATGTCTGAACATTCAGGTCGTGAAGGCGCGGCCCCTCCATCTTCGGACCCTTTGGCGGGTCGATGGCGCCACCGATCGCGCCACCGAGGGCGGCGCCGAGCGCAACATAGCTGCCTGGGATAAAAAAACCGATGATTGCGCCGACGACTGTACCAATCCACTGGCCGGTTGACTTAGCCATGCTCGACCTCGCTGAATCGATAGACGCGGACAATGCTGCGCCGCCACGTTTCGTCAATGCGGTGTTCGCACACCTTGCGAACGATGGCCCAGGCATGGATCATCGTCTCGCCGGCACAGATGCCGAGGTGGCGCGAAGCCTTTTCCCCAGCAAAGCGCATCAGGAACAGGTCGCCTGGGCGCATATCGGTAACCGGCACGCGGACCAGGATGCCGGCGTCGACGTGTTCCTGCAATGCCTCTTCGATCTGCCCGTTTCCAGGCATGCGGGCATAGCCGGATCGGTCCATCGGCTCGACGCCGACTTCGCGAGCGACATGCACGAGCAGGCCGGCGCAGTCCAGCCCGACACCAGTTTGCCGGCCTTCGTGCTTGAACGGGGTGTCGAGTGCGCCACGGGCGGCAGCAACGATGGAGTCCTCAGTCACGATTTCCACCGACTTGCTGATAGGTCGACGCGGTCGGTATATTCGAGAAACCGAAAAAGTTGACGACGTTGTTCCATGCCTGGCAATCAACCAACCGCTTGCGGCAGCCGGGGGTCATCACATAGGTGTCACCGATCTGCGGGGGGTAGAACCACGGCTCGAAAGTCTCGATGGTTCCACCTGCGGTGAAGCTCTTGATTTCCTGCGCCTTTAGCCCGGCGTTGTTGCCGGAAGTAAAGTGAAGCGTGCCGGCGGTGAAATAGGACGACGCCTCTGCCCGGCCGGAGTCTACGATGATGAATCCACTGGTGACACTGGTTATGGCGCCGGGCACACCCAACGTAGCGAGGTCAATGGCGCACCCGGCATCGCCGAAAGTACGTGAGCAGGCAGCGGCGTAGGTCTTGCCTACCGACTGCGTCAACGCGTCGATCAGGCTCATCGCCTCGATCTTGTACCGCCCGTCGTCAAGCGACGATTTCCCGAAAAAACCGGAACTGACCGGCTCGTAATCTTCAACCGGCACCAGGTAATTGCACTTGAAAACGTAGATGCGGGCGTTGTCGAGGACGCCGCTGGCGATCTGGTCGCGGGTTAATCCGCCGACGCCGACGAACCCCTCAACGTCGATAGCGCTGCTTGCCATCGTGGTGTCGGCCGTGTACGCGGTCTGCTCGTAACCGCTATCCGTCGCATAGACGGCGGCGTTGCTCATGGTCAGGTCAAACGGATAAGTCGTGAAGCGCAGCACGGTCCCGTTGACGCACTCGATGCGCAGGCACCATGCGGTAGTCTGGTAGGGCGCGACGGTGGTTTTCATGGATTTAGCAATTCAATGAGTTCGATACCGTCAAGCGAGCGGTAATTGAAATGGTCTTGCCCTACCGGCAACGTCGTGTTGAATCTGACCGGCGTATCAAATTCAAATCCGCAAGTAACCTGCTCTCCAGATTGCGGATTGGTATGAATCACCCCACCGCTGGTGTAGTTAGAATAAGCGGTTGAGTCGATTGCTACGGTTATTGTGGTAGCGCCAACACCAGTCACCATTGCCCGCTGTCCGTTGATCTGCGTCATACCTGAAACGCCAGATATATGGACGTGCGTTCCAGATATGATCGTGTGCGATCCAATTGTCAGGACGGCGCTTGCTGCTTTGGTGATTGCAGTTACGGCGAAAGTCTTGTCAGCAGCGAAAGAGACAATCCCGGTCGTCGTATCTACTGACCACATTGAAGAATGGATTTCTGAAGACTGAATGCCGACCTTGACGGTTCCAGATACCGGCTTTTTGATTTTTCGATAGGGGTAGCCTGTAGCCCCGGCTGATTTATCGAGTCCGTAATACTTTCTCAGCTCATAAACGCCAGTTGAGATAAGGCCCATTGGCTGATCGAATGCGGTAGGCGTCTGGTTGGTTGCGCAGGACTTGTAATCATCAATCGCCCGAATACGGAACCCGCCATACTTTCCGTGCGCCCGATGGTAGAGATTGAGTAACTGCGCCCACATTCCGTTCTTTTCAAGCAGGTATGAAATTTCGAACTTGCGCACAGGGAACGGGTGATACAGAGATCGGTATTCATTTCCGCCGGAATCAGTCACGACATTGACTGAGTAATCATCTTGATAGCCAGCGCCAGTTAGGATGTCGGCAGAGATACGTTCTTCGAGGAAATCAGCCATAACGACGCGCCCCGTTCATTGCGCCTAGCGCTGTTCTCGCACCGGCTGCTGCTGCCCGGCGAATCTCGGCAGGATCGCCATTGGACGAATTGATATTGATGACGACGCTACCGCCCATTCCTTGCTGCTGTTCCTTGGTCAATACGCGCTCGCCTTTCTTGAGGATGGCCGGCACCTCGTCACCAACGATCCCGCCAGAGTGGTATCGAGGAGCGTTGTTGAATAGGGAAGCGGGAACGGTGCGGGTGAATGAGTGATCGTCTGAGCCGACGATGCCGCCTTCATGGAAACCGAACGCAGTAGTTAGCGCAGATAGTCCGGCACCAACCAATCCGCCAAGGTTTCCGGTCTTTCCCATATCGCCAAACAGCGTATTCATCAGTTGCGCTGATGCGGCCTGTGCAATCATCTTTTGCACTGTCTTACCGAACGAATCGGCCAGTCCTTCAATCCCGTCCTTCGTCGGATTGATAAAGAATTCAGCCATTGCATCCTGCATGTTGCGCGCAGCCTGCTTGGTAAATTCGCTCATTTCATCGGTCGATTCCTTGAACTTGGCGATCGCTTCGTCGTATTCGTCCTTAGTGATTTTTCCGCTCGCCAATCCGCGATCAAGCGTGGCGCGGTCTGCTTCCTTGCGCTTGTTTTCCTGTGACTTGGTGCCGGACAAAAGGCGCTTAAGGTCGTTTTCTTCATAAGCTGCGTTCAGCTTTTTGCGGGCTTCGAGCTCCTGCTCAAGAAAAGCGATGTGTTCCGGATAGGCACCGTTTTGCGTAGCGAGTGCGATGGCATCTTCCAGCCTCGCTTCTTCCATCACGCTGATTTGCGAAGCCGTCATGCCGTAGAGTTCGGCCTGCTTCTGCAACGTCTGCGTCTGGTCAAACATCTCCTGATTCGCGGCAATGTTCTTAATGCTTTGCGCTTCTACTCCCTTTTGAAACTTGGCATTAAGTTCTGCAGCGCGGGCTGATTCAAACTGAGCAATCGCCGTTTGCTTCCACGTATCCGGCATCTTCTGCCAGTTCGCGGAGGTCATCAGGTCATAGATCTTCTTCTGGCTGGCCGTCAGGTCAAGTGTCGAAGCATCAGCATCGCGGGCAATGTCTGCCAAGCCTTGCAACGTGTTGGCGTAGGCTTTTGCTTCGTCAGATGCCTGCTCGTCTTTGCCGCCCTTCTTTCCTGTTCCGTTATTTCCAGACGACTTTGGCTTTTGCGTAGGAATTCCGTCAGATAGTGCGATCAATCCTTTGCGGTCGCTGTCTGCTTGTGCGCGGTTTGCAATGGCGCGAAGTGCTCTATCCTGGTTGGCTGCTTCCTGCTTGGCATCTTCCCGGCGAAGGTTGCCAATGGTCGCCGCCTGCGAGAATTGCAACTGACTCACTGCAACGGCCTGCGCTGCCAGTGCGCCTAGCTCTTTTCCAATTGCGACAATGCCGAACTTGACGCGAGTTGCCACGATTGCTACAGCATCTAGTGCAGACGAAATCCCGCCTTGAATGCTGGCAAATGCGCCAGATTCCTTCGTTCCTTCAGCATAGGCCGAGTTCATTGCGCGAATGATGCTTATCAAGTCTTCAATCGCACCCGTAGCAAGTTTTACGCTGTCATAGATGATCCCGCCTGTATTGTTCTGATTGATGGTGCGGAACAGTTCATCCCACGTATCACCGAGATTAGAGATGGCACCGTCAAGCGTCTTGGCGCGTTCTTCCATCGCGCCGAAGAAGTTTTTATTACCGATGTCCGTCAGGTATTTGGTGATCGCTTCGGCATTGTTCTGAATGGTCGTCGTAACGCCTTGGAACGTAAGCGCAACGGTATCGCCGTTCTGCTTTGCCTTGATGCCGAACTCTTTCAGGCGTTCAAATTCGCCCGTAGAAGCATCAGCAACCGCTTCAATCATCTGATTCAGCGACTTGCCCATCGCTGATGCGGTGTTGCCGTAACTGGTCAGTGATTCCTTGGATGCATCAAGACCAAGGGATTTCATCTTTATGAATGCCTGCGTCACTTCGGCCAGCGAGAACGGCGTTTCAGCGGCAAATTCCTTGATCCATGCGAGTTCCTTTTCGGCATTCGCAGAGCTTCCGGTGATCGTAATCAGCGATGAATTGAGAACGTCGAACTCGCGCTGAACGGATACCAGTTTTCCGGCAAAGGCAGCAATCGAAACGCCAGCAAACAGGCCGCCCGCTAATTTAGCCAGCGATGAAAATCCAGCCGACAAAGAACCAGCGATGCCTTGAATGCTGGATGCTTCTTTCTGGAATTTATCGAGGCTTTGCGCGGCCTTGTTGATCCCGACCGATGCAGAATCAGCAGACTTTGCAATCTGCTCGAATTTGCTGGTTTGATTGCCAATACCTGATAGTTGCGCGTTGGCTTTCTGCGCTTCCGTAGCGATCTTGGATAGGGAAACAGCCGCCGGATCGAGCGGCTTGAATGCGCCAGAAGCACTACCTGCTTTCTGCGCCATCGCTGCGATTTGGGCATTTGCCTTCGCAGCGGAATCTGACATGGCAGAGGTTGATTTTTCAGCCCGTGCGCCTGCCTGTGCCAGTTTATCGAGGGATTCCGCACCCTGCTTTACACCATCGGTCTTAACCTCAATACCGAGTGTGACAATCTCTTCAGCCATGCGGAGCCTCAAAATAAAAACCGCCCGTAGGCAGTTACTTGTTGTTATGTATCGTGACTAACGCTTCGTCTTCCATGACACGGAGACAGTGGAATATTTCTTCCCACCGCTTGCGCTTGATGCCGTGCAACTTGAGGACAGTCGGCACAACGCCGTAATCAAGTCCTACCGGACCATTGAAGCCGAGTCGCCATTGGGTAAGCAGGGATTGAAAGACGATTGATGCTTGGTAGTTCTCGGGGAAAACTTCGACCTGCGTGAATTCGTCGCCGTAGTCTTCCATCGTGAATCCCATCGCGTCTAGCTCTTGCTGCGATGGGCGTTTCTGGTAGAAGAAGCGGGCGACTTTCCTCAGTTTCCCAAGCGGGCGCCGGTCAGTTCATTGACGTAAGCGGCGAAGATAGCAGAGCCGGAACCGTGATACTTTTTCAGCAGCGTTCCAAGGGCTTCCGGCGAATAGGGAACGTCGCAGTTTTCCCATCCCTTGACGATTTCCAGAAGAACGGCGAGTTCTTCCTTCTTCCCCTGCGCGGCTTCGTCAGTGAATACCTTGTATTCGTCCTTGTCCTTATAGGCAAAGACGAATGGAACCTTGACCTTTCCGCTGCCCGGAACGTGGATTTCCACCGTGGCGGCAAAGGTCGGATTCGGCGTGAGTTTCAGCATGGAGTGTCCTCGTTAGACAATCCTCGTTAGGAAGATCAAAGGCAACGCGAACGAGGAACGCGCTTTCGGCTTGTGGCCTAGCCTTGATCTAAACCATTAAGCGGCGTAGCGAACCGGCTCGGCCAGGAAGCTGAACGTGACTTCACATTCCATCGCCTGATTGACGGTGAAAGTCGGCGTCTTGTTCAGCGAGACGTAGGCGTTGTACAGAAGCACCGAACCGTTCGGCATGGTGATCCGCAAGGCACGCGGCAAGCGGTCATCGTTCGCAGCAGAGGCGGCGATGTAACCGGCCAGCGCAGGGTCGTCAGCAATGCGGATCGTCAGGCCGCCAGCAGATTTCGTCGTCGGGATACGTTTTTCTGCATCGGCTTCAAGAAGCTGATAGGTGAAGAACTGCTGTTGCCCGCCATCGGATTGAGTCGAAAGCACCTGGGCGATTTGCGTCCAAGTCGAGATTTCTCGCACGGTTCCAGTGCCGGAGCCGCTCGGATAGATTGAAGTCAGAGAGGTATCGATGCCGAGCAACGGAACATCATTGGTGGCGACCGTTCCTGCCTTTACGATCTTGTCAGTCAGACGCGACCATCCGGAAGTGATCTCGAAATACTCGCCAGTAGCGATGCCGTGCGCGGCTTCAAGCGTTGCAACGCCAGGATTTGCGTTGGTCAGTGCGGTCATGTTCTTGGACGCGCCATAAGCGGATGCGATGGCGATGATTGAGCCGTTAGGAAGCGAGATAGCTCCGATCAGGCCGATGCCGATCAGCGAATCCTTGTGTAGATCAGCAAACGATACAACATCCAAGCCAATGGCCTGTGCGACACCAGAAGCGATAACGGCAACCGCCGCAATAGCGATCATGTAGAACGATTTAGATTTCATGATTTGAACTTTCTAAGGACGAAAAAAAAGCCGCTTACGCGACTCGATTGCGCCCTTGCGGGCATGGCACAAAAAAACCAGCCGAAGCTGGTTAGGTTGTTTGTTTATTACGTGGTTTTATCCACACGGTATCGAATGCTTACGGGTAGCACATGCCACCCTTCATCGTTCATGGACGGCCCCATTGATGGAGTCCGGTCAATGAAGATCGTCAGGCCTGATTTCGAGATAGAAGTATTAGCCGCAAACTGGGCAATGATCGCCTCGGCAATCGTTTCCGCTGCGCCGGTTCCGGTTCCTTCAGGGGAGTAGATTGATAGCTGGAATATCCCGGCGTACAGCTTGTAATCACCCGTTACTGCGCCGTCGTATGTCTCTGCTGGCAGCAGATAGGCGCGGATGTATTTCGTATTGGCTACTGGCGTGTAACTGACGTTCTGCCATGCGATAGGTATCGCCGGAACTTGAGCATCAGCCCATGTTTTCAGTCGGCCTTCCAATGCGGCGCGGATTGTCTTTTGACTCATTAGGCACCGTATTGGTTAGTGATTTCAACGAGCGATAGGCGAACCATGCCGGCAGGCGCTTGGCCTGACCAGCCATTTTCCAACCGGATGCTATAAGGCAGCGAGTTACTCAGATAGATACTTCCACCTATCTTTGCCGTGCTGATTTCATTGGTTACTCTGCCAAGCGAATTATCAGTCGCATTAGTAGTGGTTTTGTCAGGCGATCCATAGCCAACATTCCAGTTCGCGCGGAAACGTCCGGTATCAACCGGAGACTTCATAATCACGCGACTGAACAAATCGAGCATGACCTTCCGCGCAGCGAGTTCCGTCTGTCCTTTGGCCTTCTCGCAAGCCTTGGAGAGATCAAGCGCGAAACTCATTTGCGTAGATTGCAGTCGTAAAGCACGGCAACGCCAGCCGGTGCGATTGCCTTGACCTGCGTAATGCGCCATGTAATGCCGCCAGCAATTGCCAGGTCATCAATGCCAGGCTCAGACATGCCGACCGGAGATAGATAAAGCTGCTTGTCACCTTGCACGATCAGCGTGCCGTCAATCGCTTGTGTGCCGTAATCGAAGACGCATCCATTGCCAACTACATCAGCCGTGGTTAGCGTCGTCGTTCCTGTGTCCGGGTCATAGTTACCCGGCGTGTTCGTGCGGATGGTGATCGGCTGGCCGAACTCTGCCAACATGTCGTCAGCAGTTAGCGCCAGATCGCCGTAGAAGCTCATTTATGCCCGCACCAACTGAACCGAACCAGATCCGCCTGCGATCAAGTCGCGTAGCAGCGAGTCAATCAGCGAGTAAGTTTTCTGCCCGCCATTCTGCGGTGCAGACATGGATTTCTTGATCGGTCCGACCTGAACATCAGTCACATATTGCGAATCAGGATCAACGATCAGCGAACCGGCGATGGCCTTGATTGCAAGCTCGATACACGCGGTTTTCAGCATCGTCGGGATGGCATCGTAAGCCAGCGTATAGCCGTCAAACATGACACCGGAGCGCGGCCACATGAGCGCCTGATGCTCGGCAACGCGGTAGCCTTTGAAACGGTAGGTGGCGTCGAGATATTGAGTAGCATTGCGTAGTGCCGACTCTTTCACGGCATCGGCGCCAGTCCAAGCGGTCAGTCCGCGAGCCGTGGCGTAGGCATTGGCATCTGCAACGCTGGCGTAGCTTTCGGAATCAGCCGCAGCGGCTCCGGTCTCGACGATCAATGCCATTACTCAACAACCTTCCATCCGGCGTCCTTATGAGCCTTGACGCACGTTTGATGCACTTCCAGCGTTACGCCATCTTTCGCCATCAGCACAAGGCCATCTGCAACCTGCTCGGGCGCTGCTTGGTCTTCCGCCTGCTCGGGCGCTGCTTTCTTTGGACGTGCCATGATTTCCTCAATGGAAAACCGGGAGCCGAAGCCCCCGGTGGTTACTGTTAGCCGAGAACCAGAGCAACGTGCTCGGACTGAACGACCTTGAAGCCATAGGCCAGATGCAGTTCAAGCGAACGCTGGCCGTACTGGGCAATATCAACCAACAAGTAGGTCATGCCCTTGTCGTCAGAGATCGGCAGCATCTGCATAGTCGGGTTTTCCGGCATGAGCGGAGGACGCATGACACCGACAACCGCAGAACGCTCAAAGGCTAGGTTCGGCGTGTAGGTATTGCCGACAGTCAGAGCATTTGCCGTGGCGATAGTGACGCGAGCACCCGGACGGCCAAGGCTGATCGTGCCAGGTGCGGCAACGCCGGTATTGACGACGTACTTGTTAGCCGAGTCAGCAGCGAACGTAACCACATCGCCAGCAAGCACGGTGCCGGTGCCAGTCGCCAGCGCAACATCGCGCACACCGACAGCGGTAGAGCCGGATGTAACGTAGGAAGCGCCAGTGCCCTTAGTGTGGGAAACGATGCCAGCCGATTCGCCAATCGAGAAGCCGAATTGTTTCAGCAGGTTGCCGGAGCGACGTTCTTCATCAGAACCAGCCTGATAGGCTTGCTGGATGATGCCAAGGTTGCGCAGATTCAGGCCAGCGGCAGTATCAACCACAAGCTGAAGGTCAGACATGGGCGCCCCGTTGTCCTTCAGAATCTTATAGATGTTGGTCATTGCCGAAAGGTCAGAAGCGAACGGCGTGGTTCCTGCCGTACCGTAGGCACGCGATGCGCCGACCTTGATTGCTGCGGCGCAATCGGCTTCTGCAAGGTTACGCAGCGTGCGCATACCTTGGGCGATAAGCTGGCGCATCCATTCAGCGGATTCCGCGCCGTTATCCAGCGAGCGGATTTGTTCGCCGGTCAGGTGCCAGCTAACCTTCTTCGACTGGGTAATCTGAACGGTCACGTTGGACGCGATTGCGTCGTCACCGGAAGAACTGGTAGCACCCGGAGAAAAGTCGGAAGCGGCACGAACCGGCGCAATCGGGACGATGATTGAATCGCCCTTGGCAACGCCCTTGTCGTTGAAGTTGGTCGTGATACCCGAGATGACGCCGAACGGCTCATTCGAGACTTGTTGCGCAGCCGAGAACAGCACGGGAGCGAGAGAGGTAAGCGTATTTGCCATGATTCAATTCCTTTGGGCGTAAAAAAACCGCCCGTAGGCGGCTTCGTTGGTTTTGAGTTGTTTCAGTCCTTCAGAACAGCCCCGCCAGCGAATGCCTTGGCGCGTTCTGCCGGAGACATTGCAGAGAATTGGGCTTTCGTCAGAGTCTTGCTGTTTCCGCCGCCTTGGTTATTACCCTGAGCGCCAGAGCCGGATGCACCGGACGATTTAAGGATGTGATCCTTATAGGGGTATTGCTCAATGAGAGAATCTAGCGCCTCGTCAAAGTCGGCAAGTTCGCCAGGGTTTGCACGGGAATACACCTTGTTACCGTGCGCATCGTAGGCAACCATGCGGCCTTCTTCGATCTTGAAGTTCTGACCGAAACGCGCTTGAACCATGTCGGCAGGAATGGCGAGCTTTTCGGCGATCAGCTTGGAACGGGCAAAAGACCCGCCAACCTTTTCACCGTAGAGCGCCTGTTCCAGCGTCTGCGCCTTGGTCGTTGCTTCCGTCAGCTTGGCCTCGAAAGCCTTGGTGATTTCACCTTTGACCTTCTCCACTTCGCCAGCGTCGATCAACTTCTTCGCGTCGAGATTCGAAACGGTATCCAGCGCCTTGATTGCGGCGACCGGATCGGCGATGCCTTCAAAGGCTTTCAGCGACTTTTCAGCAGCTTCTGCCCTTTCACGATGGCTTTTCGCTTCGCCATTCAACCGGCTAATCGTTGCCTGCGTTCCTGCCACGTCGAAGGCGATTTCCTTGCCATCATCGGCGACATAAACCGGCTTGCCATCGGAGACAACCACGTTACCGTTTGCGTCGAGTTTCAGCTTCATTGGGTAATACTCCCGGCCATCCGGCCTTAACGGTCTATCCAGACCTAGCGCCCTATCCATCCGGAAATCAGGCAATAAAAAAGCCCGCGATCCGAAGATGGCGAGCTTTGTGAAACTTGTGCAGAAATGAAAAAAGCCCGCCGGAGCGAGCTTTGGAAACTTTGGGCGAATGTATCCCCGAGAAAATTATCCGCTAATCATTTTGATATGTCAATAAGCGGAATTTATAGCTACCACGTGGTAACTTTTCCTTTCGACAAGCAAACAACGCAGCACCTAACCCGCGTGGCCTTCATGCCTTCCATATTCGCTGGCCCTAGATTGATCGTAATCCATGCGTTCGATTGGCACAGCGGGCAGAATGGCGAAACTTTGGGAAGCTGGCGAACCTTGCGCGGCTTCTCGGGTTTGGCGTTGGAGTAGATTAGCTTGATGTCAGCCATTCAAGAATTATAGGACATGCTTCCATGTCTGATTTCGTAACACCTTGTGAATTCCTGAAACAGACATCTCAAACTCGCGCGCTAGATCCTTCACGCTATCACCAGATTTATTCCTGCTGCGAATTTCACGTACCTTATCATCATCAAGCTTTGCATTGTTTGCATGAACTCCGCAATCAGTTCCTTCTAACCGTTTCTTTTCCCATGAAGCTTTTGCTGCTAACGACGATATTTCTGATCTGCGTTCTTGTGACATACGCGACCTTCCGGCCCTTGCGCGTTCGCTTCTTACTTCTTGTGAAACTGAAAATCTAGCTGCTCTTTGAGCATCGGACCAAGGAACTCCAACTCTTGATCCCGCTGCCTTTGCCCTATATCCCGAGTCTTTCCAAAGCATCTTGACGGATGCTCTTATCTTTTCCCTCAATTCCTCTGGCGCGTCTAATGAACCTTCTCCACCAGAGGTAGAGTTTACTAGTTTTGCTCCTTCGGATTTTAGCTTTGCTATCCAATAACGTTCGCTCACATTCCATGTGGCTCCGTATTGCAACACAACAACTTTGATCGATCCGCCGTTTCTGATGACTGAATTTATCCAGTTGTCTCGATATACAGGCTTTGGCGCTGTGCGCGAATGCTTGATGTGCTGCCGCAATCTTCGTTCAATATCTACTGTTGTCTGACCAACGTACCTTATTGATTCATCGGACTCAGAACATAGACCATAAACTGTACATATGCGATGATTGACATCAGCCACTTTTGACTCCTTAACAGTCAGATTGGTTAGAGCTGCATTGGTATCCCCATACCTTTGCGGCTCGTTCATTTTAACGCTTACATACCAGCATTTGCGAACATTTCAGAGTTCTTTTTACGCAATTGGTCTAATGTCATCATGCGCCCGTTTCTATCAACGAAACGGTCTAGTTCTATCTTGTTTGCCCTGAACAACTTTCCTCTTGCAGCGCCCAATACATCATCTTGGAACTCTGCACTTCTCCCGCGCAGCCATTTTGAATAGGTCATGTCCTCGGGAACCTGGCCATCAAGACTCGCCCTAGTGCTAACTGCGGATTCAGGCAAATCAATCCCCAATTCTTTCCAACTCTTAACAACTCCGACTCTTGTGCTCCGACAATTCCAATGGATAGGCGGTATCGGACCTTTGCCAACCGGAAATATCTGACCGTCAAGGCTGGCGCAGCGAATGGTGGTCTTAGAATCGAGCGTAGCCAGAAACTTCTCGCCTTTCAGCAGATCGCTGTTTTCTTCATAGAACTTCGTGCGTGTGAAGTTCGCCGTGTGACTGACCGCCGTCCGCACCATTGCCGCCGCATCCCTGCGCGAAGTTTCCATCAGGCCATCGGTATATTGCAGCGCCCGCGTTCCCATGATGCGCTGCGTGATCTGCTGAATGGTCTGGCCTTCAACATAGCCGATGCGGATAGAGTCCCGCACCATGCGGGCCTTGTTCGCTTCCAACCCGGATAATGCTTCGCGGAGTAGAGTTCCTTGGAACGGCCTTGCTAGTGCCGCCGCATACACCTGCCCGACATTGACCGCAGCGACCGATACTTGCACCGGCAATGTGCTTGCAAACAACTGGTATTGATACGCCGCCTCATACTGCACGAGGTCTTTTAGCTCAGTCTCGATTAGTTGGCTTACCTGCTGATAGGCCGCCGCATTCATCTGCCTGACGCTCTGCAATAGCGAATCCAGTCGCTCCACGGTGAATGATTCGGCTGGCAGTCGCTCAAGGGCTGCGGATAGCTGCTGAAACAGATCGTTGTCCGTGCGATTGAGCAGGGCGATTATCCGGCGGATGACGCTGTTGCTATACCTGGTCAAGTCGATTGAGTGGTCGATTGCCTCATGCGCTAGTTGCTCATTGACTGTTTGCATAGTGACCTAAAAAATACTTGACAGTGTTTGAAAAAGCATTACAATGAACACATCAGATAACGCAACAAACGAGAGAAATAAAATGGCGGCGACTCTTAACACTATGTCTTTCACTGAAATTCAGGCCGCTACGGCGATGGCCGTTGGTCGCTCCATCATCAATGCGGATCGCCTCGAAATGACAGACTTTGGGGATTGCGTTCGCAATGATTTCTGGTGGGATGATGGAGCGTGTTTTTACATGCTGCACGACACCAAGGATGAGGCCATTGCTGAAGCACGCATGGGTGGATTCTCGGCATGACTACACAACGTGGCGGACCCGGAAGGGGCCAAGGGCGCAAGCCATTGAGTCAGGCAGAGGAAACAATCACTGCCTGCTTCCGCATGACCAGATCAGAGCGCGACAAGCTGGCGATTCTTGGCGGTGCCAAGTGGATACGCGCAAGAATCAAAGCGGCGAAGGTTTAAGCCTCTTCCTCAAATCCACAATAGATCAAGATCATTGCCAGCGCGTCGTCATTGTTTCGGATGAGCGCAAGATGCTCCGGTGCAATCTCTGGTATATCAACTTGCTCAATTGCTACCTGAC